GCTGACGGACAGAAGAAGATCAAGGGTTGGTCGTTCGAACGCGCAGGCCGTGAGTGGCCTAAGGCTGTCACTGAAGCGGTGGCGGCGCAGATGTAACAAGCTACTATTGTTATGCCTACCGAAAACGACAACATCAGCGATGCTTCGATCATCATCAACAAGGAGCTTCGACGCGATGTCGATGTTCTTATCCAACAGTTGAAGTCTGCCGTGCCTTCACGTGAACGCGCTCTTGCAATCACTAAACTGCAAGAAGCCATTATGTGGCTGGGCATGGACCTGAAGCGTATCGCGGACGCTCGACCTGAAGTGTTGCCTAATCCGTATCCTAACTCTAAGGATCCAAGCAACACCACTGTTGACCCAACCGCAGATAAGCTCAAGTTGTAACACCAACAACTCCATCACGGGGCGCAGGCACAAAGCTTGCGCCCCTTTTTATTTCATGAAACACGTCCACTTCATCCTCTCGTATCGTTCGCGTTTTGACATAACCAACAAAGAGTTCTGCGGACCTGCCAAGGATCTCTTGGATGACTTCGCCCGCGCCTCACCATTTACCTACTCAGTTTCATATGCAGACGAAGCTCTTATCCCAGCACATTCATATTACGTCCTCGCTGGCAAATCTGCATGGGCGCGTTTCAACAAGACTGACCGTGATATCGGCCACGTATTTACTCATAACAACGCTACATGCGTCTGTTCCTACCATCCGCAGGACGCCGAGGACGTACGCAAGATCGAGAATGACGGCTTCGACTCCGACGATGAAGACGACGATACTTCCAATGCCAAGGACTCTGCGATTACCAACCGGGCGAACTATCGTTTCTGGCTCGCGGTACACCTTGACAAGCTATTCACTGTATTCCGACATGCCCCATATCATATACGAGTGGAGCCACTATGGGCCGCAGGCTTTCCGAAAAGCACGTATCTATATCTAGATATTGAATCACACCCGCCTACCGATACGCTCCAGTGTATCTCCATTGCGTTCGATGATGGCTCAGTGTTCGCGCAGACTATCTACAACTACAAAGGAGAACTGTCGCCCGACGCCCTACGATCTATGGTGTGGCTAGTCCGCGCACTGAAGCGATACACTGTTGTTATCCACAATGCGAACTTTGATCTACCATTCCTTGCGATGTTCCATGCTATCACCCATGGCGATAACATCCAGGACACAATGCTTATCTGGCATCGCATGTATCCTGAGGCAGACAAATCTCTCGCCCATGTGATCCAAGCATTGACTAACCTGCCGTTCCATAAGGACGAAGCAGGCACCTTTACTCCACATAACTTCCAGCAGGAGCGACAACTCTTAGCCTACAATGCTCGTGACGTGTATGCCTTGCGCGAAGTACATAAGGCTATGCTGCCGCTCAATCCGTCGGCGCTTTCGGTCTGTGAGTCTATCGCAGACTACATCTTCACAGGGCTCGTCGGCTTCTACATCAATGACAAGAAGCTGGCGATTCACAAGATCCGCTTAAAGCGTGAACTTGATCAGCTAAACCGTGTTATGCGTATGCTCGTTGGCGATAAAGACTTCAACCCCAACTCAGGTAAGCAAGTCGCAGAATGGCTATACACAGGACTTGGCTATCCTATCACAGAGACTACAGATTCTGGCGCACCGGCCACCGATGCAACCACACTCTACAAACTACTCGCAGACCATCCTAAGAACGTAGCACTGCAAGTGCTCCTTGAGATTAAGGAGACTGCGAAGCGTTACTCTTCACTCGGTTACGAACCATTCATTCAACCTAAATCCAGATGATCAAACAAGAACGAAACGAGTCGGTAGCACGGTCGATCATGCGACCTGTGGAGATTTCAGCGGAGGATGGCCATAAGTACGCACTCAATAAAGACTGGCAATCATGGCCAAAGTTAAATGGCGTCTTTGCTCGCTGGGATCCATCTCGTAAAACGTTTTTCTCTAAGCGGGGTATCGCATTCAAGGAGCATTTGATTCCGCACCTGTATCGCAAGTACTCAATCTTTGGTACATTCGACGGAGAACTATGGGCGCCTAACCTAACATTGCAGCAGATCTGCGGCGCGCTATCTCACGAACGCGATGAGCCTGCGCCGTATTACAAGCAGATCATGTACATTCCGTTCGACGTTCCGTATGAAGGCGGACCATGGTCAAAGCGGGTTATACGTTTATACGATCATCCAGAACCGACCATTGTAGCTATCTATCAGCATACGCTCAACGACGATAACTGCGACGGCATTATATATCGCTACAAGCATGGCATCTACCAACGAGGTCCTTCCGGTAACGTCCTTAAAGCTAAGTTCTGGAAAGATTGCGAAGTAGATGTCATCCGCCCAGAGCTTGGCACACCTACCTCACTATACGCTGGCGTACTCGGCGCACTACGTTGTAAGTTTAACAACACAGAAGTATCCGTAGGTACTGGTTTTTCGCATGAGGAACGAATCGAGTTCGCCACCAATCCGCCTTCACGAATCAAAATCAAATACCTTTCTCTATCCCAAGATGGAATCCCATTGAATCCATCTTACACTGGTCTTGACCTCTAGGCACAACGATAGCTTACAATAAAATCCTATGATGACATGGAATGAATACGTAGCAGCTGCAGAGAAGTTTGAGTTGACTAAGAATGATACACGTGATAGGCGATTCACACATGGTTTTCTAGGCTTCTTGTCAGAGATTGGAGAATTGTCTGAAGCCGGCGAGACTGGTAATAAAGCCGGTGTTAAGGAAGAGCTTGGTGATCAATGTTTCTATATCGCTATCCTCAGTCGGCTTACACACCATGAGCCTACATTAGATTTCGAGGGAGGCACCATGCAATCCGACGCAGCTACCTTGGCTAAACGGTGGCTGTTTGCTGGCAAAGAACCGAGTGAAGCTGCGATCAACACGTTAACTAATACACTGTTCAAGATTGTATTTAACACTGCGCAACACTTTACCATTGGCATGTCCGACATCTACGAAGCCAATATCGCTAAGCTCACTGCACGTTCTGCCGGAGCAACGAAGACCTACGCCGAGACTCTCGAAGAATCCAACCGTGACCGCGCCGCTGAGGCGAAGATTATGGAGGGCAAATGAAAATTGAAATTGAGTTCGATACAGAATGGCCTTGGGTGATTATTGGCGGATTGCTTGGTTTTGCCATAGGCGTAATCATTATCGCGATCGTAAACAATGATGCTGTGATTGAGCACAACTTCAGACAGTACAAAGTGGATCACCCAAGCTCAACCGTCACACTGGAAGACTACAAGAGATTGAAGCACTGATATGAACCCCAGAGTATTCGGCTGGAATTACCCAGCAGGTGTCACAGACAAGACAATCCACGAACACTTCGGAAGCGAACCAGAGGTTCCTCTCTGTAAGATGTGCGAGAAGAACCCGGCAGACGAAACCTTAGATGGAGTTGGAATATGCCAGAGATGTCTAGCGAACGTAGAATAAATCCTGAGTGGGAAGCACTAGAAGGTAAGCCGCACCTTGTGCCATTGAATTGTCTGCCAGATCAGTACAAGGTGATTAAGGTTGGACCACAACCTCCAACATGCTCCGAAGAATGTAAACGTTGCGGAGAAGAAATCACTTACAAACACGATGATCCTTTGGTCTATTGCCCCGGTTGCAATACCAAATACTTCATCGGTGTTGATGCCGAGTTTGTCAATGGTTCTTGGAGGGATCTAACAAAACTAACACGAGCATGAAAGGTAAATTTACATACAAAAAGTTAATTCGCATACGCCGTGAATTGGCTGGTTTTATGGTTCCTATTGGAACGGTTCCAACTAACCCATTCCCGAGTAAAGAAGAGCTTGACAGATGGAATGCATTGCCTCGCTGGATCGAGAATCAAGTAGGCAAAGATCGACGAGTGCTAGCCGTAAGGCTTAGCTGGAATGCACGGTGTCCACGCTGTGAACGCTCTATGACACGTCAACAAAATGGAGGACTACGTTGTGGACGCGACGACTGCAACATAACACTACGAGCATGATCCCACGTCTCCGCGCCATCACCTGCTACAAACAAGCAGGCACTCGTTCATTCCGTCTGTCTGCTACCCAATACTTCGGCAGCTACGGAATGAATCTACAGAATCCTGATAAGCAAACCCTAGATCATCTCGAAGCCCCGCCGGATCATGTCATCGTACAGGCTGACCAATCTGGCGCCGAGGCTCTTATCGTAGCATACCTGTCGCGCCCGGGTCGTTACCGGGCGTTGTTTGAAAACGGTGTAAAGCCACACACTTATCTGGCTATGCACCTTTTCCCTGATCTGTTTAAGCTAACGCCTGACTCTCCGTTCCTTAATGAAGAACCAGCCCAGTTCGTAAAACATCCTGACTGGCCACGACTACATAAACTCGTAAAAACCTCTGGTAAACCATATGACATTGGCAAACGCACAGCACACGGTTCGTCCTACAAGATGGGTCCTCGCACGTTTCGTAATGCCAACCTCAAACAATCCAAAGGAAAACTCAAGCTTACGTTTCGCGAGTGCGAACTGTTTCTCCATAAGTTCAAGATCTTGTTCCCTGAGGTTGTCGAATGGCAGGACGAGATTGAACTCCGTATTAGATCTGAACGACGCTTGGTTAATCTGCTAGGTTATGAACGTCTATTCCTGAGAGGCATCAATGATTCATATATCCGCGAAGGTATCTCTTGGATACCGCAGTCAACGGTTGGCTGCATCACGCACCAAACAATCCGTAAAGCAAGAGCAGCCGGATATTGCACCTGCTCCAACAAACACGACTCCGCAGCCGTTATCGTCCATAGGAGAGATGCTGGCCCAGCGGCTGCTTTCCTCCAGAACGCCATGCGAGTCACCATGCAAGGACACGACTGCGAATTCGTAATGAATTCGGAAGTCCAGATCGGTCATAATTGGGGCGCTTACGACAAGGACACTAACCCGGGCGGTATGAGAGACTCTGCCGACTGGTTGAAGAATAACTGATATGCAAACATTTTACGACTGGCCCGTCTAACCTATGGCACCAAGAATACAAACAGTAATCTTATCTGCACGACAGGCCTTTACTGCGCAGTTCGGACGAGAGCCAAATACTATCTTGGTGTCCTCCAATGGCGAGATGGCTCTTAACGAACTGCGCGTAAAGCCCGGCGGGTCATATATGGGAATGACCGTTATCTCCGCTGAAATTGTAGACGATGCCACAGTGGCTCTACTCCTCAAGCAACAATGACAAACTATGAACTCTGGCGCACATTCACAGCTAGATTGCACAGTCCAAAACAATTCCTTGATGCTGCGTTCTACTATATGGTTGGTGCAGCGATGGAGCGACGTGTCTGGCTTGGTTCTGGCCATGCTGCTGTTTATCCTAACCAGTACGTTCTCTTGTGCGCCAAGGCCGGCATTGGCAAAGGGCTTGCGATTGGCGCCGCAAAGACACTACTCGACGCGCTTGCCGATCCTAAGTATCCAGACAAGCCATTCCTATCCAAAGGTCCAGACTCTGGATCGTATGAGAAACTGATCCACAGGTTGGCCGACGGCGTACGCACTACGTACAAGGATACAACGTATGCAGATGAAGTAATCAAGAAGGATCAGCCATATGCTTACTCCTGCTTACGTATCGAACTTGATGAGCTTATCTCCTTCTTTCACAAAGAAGCAGAGAATGCAGTTAAGTTCTTTTGCACGGTCTGGTCGGGCACAAGCTATGACCGCGACACCTTTACCCACGGAGCGAAGCCGCTGGCTAATCCACTCATCTCCTATCTCGCAGGTGCCACGCCCGATGACATGCGCAAGCTGATGCGCTGTGACGTTATCGGCTCAGGACTTGATAGACGAATGATTATCGTCTATGCAGATAAGAATGAGTACGAACAGTTCCTCATACCTGAGAGTAGTGAGGCAGCGTTAAAAGCCGGCACTGCCCTTACCGAGCATATTGAGAAGCTTACTAAAATCTGCGGCAAGGTAGTATTCACGCAGGAAGCTAAGGAATATGCACAAGCTCTCTGGGTAGACAGGGCCAAACGCAACGTATCGAATGAGCCACTTGTTGAATCATACAATGACAACAAGCAACCCCAGTGGCAGAAGTATGCACTGGCCATGCACTTTGCCGAAGGTGAGCCGGCAGAGAAGTTGCGTACTCCTATTGGCGTCGAGACACTCGATGCCGCGATTCGCCAGCTTCATTCATACGAGATGCTTAGGCATTTCGCATATGAGAAGTCTGCGCAGAATGAGCTGTCTGTTATCGCCATGGACATTGTGCGACGATTGCGCGGTGGGCCAATGGATCAAGCAGACATTATCGCTTCCGTCTACAAAGACTTGAAGATCAAAGATATCGACGAGGTATTGGAATACCTTATTCTTTCACGCAGAGTTAGACAAGATGGTACTACATTCACAGCTATATGAACGACGCAGAAGTAAGAGAACACGTGTTGGACGAAGCAAAGAAGTGTGTGTTGCAAGATCGCAACTCCACCTATGGCAAGCCTGAGGACAACTTCCGCCGTATTGCCGAGTTGTGGACTGCATACTTGAACATCCGGCCTAAGGATGTCGGCGCACCTATCACGCCTACTGACGTAGCGCAGATGATGGGACTGATGAAGATTGCTAGATTGGCTCATAATCCGACGCATAAGGATTCATGGATTGACTTGATTGGGTATGCAGCGTGTGGCGCTGGGATTGAGTTGGGTGAGCCTCTGTGTCAGCCTGGTAGAACATACGTGTCAGGCCCAACTACAGGTAAGGGAAATTTAACCGAATATTTCCCGGGAATCGGTAACTGTGTTGTGACAGACGAAGCCAGTCGAGCAGACTTTCAGAGATTGTCAGAAGCCGTATTGAAAGGTCAAGAGAAAGCTACAGTTGATCTTGATAGACTACGCACGGATGCCATCCAGCGAGCTTACGCAAAACGACCATACCCAGATTGTACATGCGTTGCCGAAGCTTTAGCCAACAAACAAAACGGTGTTAAATTCGGATCATGCAAGGTATGTCAAACACATTCTACATCATCGGGTTCACAATCGTAATCACCCCAATCTTCACCATCCTCGGAGTACTGCTAGGAGCTTACATTCTTAAGAAAGGTATCAATAATGAAAACGACAGAAATGATTGCTAAGGTTAAAGAAGCCAGCAGCGTAACTATCTTGTCCGTTCTTGGCGCTGTTGTACAATGGGACAGCATGCGTGACTTGGGACATACACTGTACACGCTAATTGATATGGTGCAGGAACACTCTGGACTGTATCGCCTGTTCGAATATGCTGACGGTTCTATTGTACTGGCTCCAACTACCTGTGCCGATGTTGTCGGAAACGGCAAGATCGGCCACACGCTCGAATTCGACAGCTTCGGCGAACTGGAAAATTGGTCCAAGGTAACCGAAGAGGAAGCTACGTTGCTTCTCACCAAAGCACCAGCAGAGCCCATCAAAGACGAACCGGGTATTGACTTGTTCAAGCAGGTGTTTGACTTGATTGGGTTGAAGTATGAAGAGTACGACATCAGCGATGTCAATGATGAATACGCACAGTTCATGCACAAGAAAGAAGATCGCTACGTCGACATCATGTTCGACAAAGGCCTCGTGCAGATTGGCCACGCAGGCAACAGTGAGCCTCCGCGTAAGTTGAAGATCACACTTGTCTCCGAATCCAATGAACCATGCACCGGACCAGACACCAGAACCGGACACGAAGTCAAAGCAAGCTAATTAGCACACCAAACAACAAGGCCCACTCTTTCGAGTGGGCCTTTTTCGTTTAGTTGAACATTTTCCGTCTAGCGTCTGCGTTCTTCTTATCTCGCAGATACCTCAGTCTCAAGTCTTCCGCCTTCTCTGGACCTTGTGTGCGACGCACAAAGTCCAACTGTTCCCTAAATGCCTTAGGATCATTTTCCTTCGACGGCATATAGCTCGGCCGGCTCGCAGCCGCAGACCTCATCCGGCGCTCACGATTGTCCTTGTCAGGATCAGCCTTAATGTCTGCCTTCAGTTCACGCGCCATCTGCCTCATCTTCACCGGATCGCGCTCCTTCTCTACGGCCCGTTCCTCAGCCCTTGAGTAATCAATAGGCAACTGAACAGCAGCTTTGATAGGTTCATCTCGCAACCTCTTCCCTACGCGCAAATCTCTTCGCGCATTGGCATCGGCCAAGTCTTCTCCGGCCTCGCTCCACACCCCAGTTCGTCCAAGATTACCTTCGATAAACCGATACGCAGACACGTGTTCATTTCCGATATCACGACTCACTTGCGTGATCACAGTAAGCGGATCTTCGCCGTCCATCATCGCGTTACCCGCCGCAATTAGGCGAGGAATAATATCCCTCGTAACCTCAAGCGCAGGCATCGACGCAGCGGCTGGCATATCCTTGCTTGCAATGTCCAATCCCCAGTTACTCATTTCGGACACAATACCCATCGTACCGCTCAACTGGGCCAGATTTCCTAGATAGCGCACGGCTTCCTTGTACTTCGCAGAACCTTCAGGCGCTTCGGCAATTTCCTTCAGCGTAGCGATCTTGGACTTACGACCGCTAAGTGCCTCACGCACTTCCTTAACGCCCACGCCGCCTGCGATACCTGCAACCAGCATAGTGATAAGTGGCACCGGATCACCGTTGCGCGCAGGCTTAATAGCGAACTCACGGAAGTTATTCCACTGTTCGATATTCCATCGAGCAAGCGAGAAGAACGGCGCGGCAGGCGAGTCACTAAGCCACTGCGGAAGGTTCGTCGCATCGTAGCGTCCTTGGAACAACTGGCCAATACGTGTACCGAGTTCTGCCTCGGACAAGGTGCGCCAATTAGGCGACACTCGATCGAGGAAGTCCGCGGCCCTTTTGTTGCCAGACTGCGCAAGTGCTGTGTTTGTGCGTGCGATATATTCGCCAATGTTCTGTGACAAGCCTCGGCCAAAGTTTTCCAACTTCTCCGAGCCGGTATACTTAGACAAGCCTTTGCTGAACTTGTCTACGCCATGGCTGAACGCCTCGCCTGCGCCAAGAACTTCGCCAACAATGGTATTGCCGTCCTCGCGAATCCAACCTGTGTCGTGCGCACGCTCGTAAGACTTGCCGAGGTTCCGTAGGTTGCTGACCAGTCCAGGAATTTGTGAAGGCGTAACCATTCCAAGACCCTTGAACAGTGACGTAGCAATGTCTACGGAACGAGTGATTGGGTTGGCAAGCCACGCAGCCGAAGCCGCACGACCGATTGCACCTGTGATCTTGTCCTGCGAACCACGGCGAATACCGAGCGACTCGTTCAACAAGTGCAAGATGTTGCTGTCTTTGACGACAGGCGTTACACGATTCTTCACAGGAGTCTTCTTACCATTTACGAAGAACTCTTCCTGCCCGAGACCGGCCATAACATCTTCGTTAGTTTGCACAATGTCGTGGAACGTACGAGAACGCGACCAGTCACGCACATACTGTGACATTGCTTCGGCCGGATCGCTGTGCAACCAGTTGTCCGGAAGGCGAGAACCTTCAGGCAACACTACTGCGCCAAAGTCAAACGCGCCTTCGACAGGTTGTTTGTTCAGTGTGCCGATGAAGCGGTTGAAGAACTTGTTAGCTTCTTCCGCAGCCTTGATGTTAGTGTAACCCTTAGAACGCAAGTGAGCTTCGTTGAAGTCAACGAACTCTTTCCTTAGTTGCTTGAAGCGCGGCGAATCAATCTCGTCAACGATGGTCTTGCGCACAGAAGGATCAACCACGTTCGGGAAGTACGAGTCATCAATACCGGGGATTGCTCCATCGGCATTGCGCTGTCCTGCCTTGATCTGATCATCGCGCATCTGGCGCAGCGTCCTGCGAACGTCATTGTACTCCTTACGCAGACGCGCAGGCACAGTACCGGGAGCAGGCTTACCGGCTCGGTACTCGTCGATGAGGATCTTGTACAGTAGATCCTTGTCTTTCTCGTTAAGGTTTGCGAACGCTTCAGGCAGCGCACGATACTTACCGCGCATAGCACGTTGCGCGGGGAACAGTTCAGTCAGCGCGCGACCAACTGTGCGGATGACAGGATTGTCCGAGCGAGCGGCTTTCTGAGAGGCCGACTCAAACGGCGACATGTCGCGACGCCCTGCGGGGTCTGCAAGACCTGAGGCAGGACGGTTAGGTCCGAATTGTTGGTAACGAATATCAGGATTCTTCGAATCAAACGTACCGCGGTTTCCAGTGGCAGATTTTATCTGTGTTGGCTCGAAGACGACATACTCGAGCGGATCACCTTTACGCCACTCTTTGATCACGCCATCGTAACCCTGCTTCCGCAAATACAGATTACCAATCTCCACAGTCCCAACCGCTTCTGGAGAACTATAGTTATTTTTGTCAGCAATCTCTTCGCGGATTTCATTGTACAACTTAGGGTTGGTGTTACGAAGCTTATTTGAAAGATCCGCAACACCTGCGTCAGAACTGGTGACAAATGGTTTCTTGAGGCTGAGATACACACCGTAAGTGCCACCAGCCTCACCTTCAGGATAACCATAGATAGAATTACCATCTTTGTCATAGTCGACTACGCGCACACGCGCCCCGGCATACTCGCCGGCGCGTCGTGGTTCAGGTGTGAAGTAAGCACCATTACCATATGTGTATCCAGATGCGTTTGTCTTAAACTCGTTGAAACCCGGAGACCTCGAACCATGATAAACCATCTTAGGCTTACCCGTCTCGTCACGCACAACCGAATCACCGAACCAGTTCTTGAACTCTGGGGTTTCGACTTGTGCATCATGTTTTCCTTGGTAACGTCGGCCCGCATAGCTGAACGGCTCACCTACGTCGCGTCGCGCTTGTGCGGCTGAAACGTCGTAAGCATATCCGGTGGACTGAGTCTTGGGTGTGCCATCGGGGTTGCGGAAGATGAGGTCGGCGCGAGGAAAAGGCTTACCAGCCATACGCGCCCGCTCGCCTTCCATTCCGACATACTCATTAGTGTGTTGTGCCATCGCATTCCTATGCTCTCCCATCTCCACCTTCACACCGTCGCCAGACAGGTCGCGCATCATCTGCTGGAGGACGTTGTCGTAGGACAGCTTCATTCCACCTTCGAACGGGAACTTGTCAACATGGATGTGACCGCTTTCATCAACGTGATAACGTCCACTGCCGACCAGCTCACCAACTTCACCAACCTTTTTGGCTTGCTTGGTGGCGATTGACGACAACAGGCGTGAGGCATCATCCGCAGCCAATGACATTCCGTCCAACTTCTTCGCAATGCCAAGCAGCTTATCATGCCCCTCCGTCATCATCGCCGTCTCAGCGTCATCAATCACCACGCGCTTGATTCCACGTTTGCGCGCATGTTCAATTGCCGCCTTGAGGGCGAGGCGTTGGTGATGTGGGAGGAGAGGGTGGTCACTTACGGAAACAAGCGAAGCTTTATATTGTTCTGCCTCTTCTTTGCTACTAAAACTTCTGTTCTCTGCTCCCCTTGTACGTCTTTGGTTGTTAGCTACTACTTCCCACGTTCCGTCATCATTTGCTGATTTCCTGACTGTCCAATCACTAGCAATTCTGCCTAGCTCCTTCCTCCTATCCTGCGCCCAATCGCTCTGCAACTCAAACACACGCAGCACGCGCTCACCGTCGGGCATCGTATGCTCGTAGGCGCGAACGTGTGCGAGGAGGTTGTCGCCGGACTGCGGGTAGTGGTTGGAGAAGTAAAGTGGCGCCTCTTCTTCAGAAGGATTTGGCGAGTCCCAATTACGGGAGTCATTCATATCCCTCTTGCGACGCGGCAACCTCACCAACAAGTCAACCGCGCCCGGCATAGCCGCAAGAGGCCTCGGGTTGATGCCGGCATCGTCGTAACGCCGCGTAGCGGAGTCGTTAGAATAAACGGCCGCATCAGCTCGCATAATCTTTTTCAGATCTTCGTATCTTTCAATCTTTGTCGCAATGTGCTCTGGCAATCCGTTAGTATCAATAAGATCAGCCCATCCCGGTTTTAGCGTATCAAGCTCATGCGCAAGTACAGCCATTTCTTTTTCAGCTTCGCTAGAAAAAGGCCCTTCAGCACTCAGCTCCCTCACCTCCACACGCGGCAAGTTCTCGTCAGCCCACACTTGCAACTCTTCCTTAGTAGGACGAGCTACCTTCGTGAGATACTGCTCCAACCCAGCTTCCTTAAGCATCTCCTGCTCAGTAGGATTAAGCTTAGCCACAGCAGCCTTTATGTCGTTGCGATTGAGTCGACCATCCTTAGATGCTTGAATCTTAAACGGTGCAGACTTAATGAGTTCTTTCTCGAAGTCGGTAGCGAAGGTGCGATCCTCACCAAACTCCTGATACCTCGGTCCATCTTCATTAGGACTATACAGCAAATTAGGACGGCGTGAGGACGACAACGAATGGTAGATTACATTTTTACCTGCCTCACCAAACCGTTTTACTGCCTTCTTCTGAGTTTCTGTCAACTCACGCTGCCCGTCAAACACATACTCATTACCACCAGTATTGGTACCATGCAAATAACCAAGCTTCTGCATCTCGTTCTGCACAACGTCAATATCCAGCAGATCTGCTGAGATGACGCCATGTTCTTTGAGTATGCGTCTAGCCTCATCTTCATGTCCCCAGCGTTCACGCACTGGAATCATATTACCTTCACGATCGACCCAAAAACCGTAAGGTCTATCCTCACCGAACTCCTGATACCTCGGCCTCTCCTCGCCAGCCAACTTAGCCTCGATCCGTCGAGCCTCAAGGTCAGCAGCAGATTCACGTACATTCTCGGACACTACACGACCTTGCTTCATCTTGTTAGTGAGCTCAGCTTTGGTAGACTCGCGAACTTCCTCGCGACCGACATTGCTAAGATCAGCATTCTCAAGATCGGCAGAACGCAAAGCCTTATTTACTTCACGCTCACGACCACGGCGCTCAGAACCTGGAAGGCGCTCGCCACGCTCAGGCGCAGGATTGCCTTCGGCTTGCCTCAATGCACGTGGGAAATCCCTGCGACGCCGCAATGCAGCAGCCTCTTCCTCAAGCCTGCGAATCTTCGCGTCTTCGGCAGCATACCGTTCCTCAGGCGTAAGTTCGCCAGACTCGCGCACACCTTCAATGTTAGTAGGCTCAGCACCTTGCTCAAGCGTACCGCGGACATCGCCGAGAGGTTCGAACGTAAGCTGCTGACGCTCAGGAGTAGCGGGCAGAGCACGACGTTCATTGGATGGCAATGCAGGATCAGCCTCATTAAGTCGAACCTCTGTAGTGTTTGCAACCTGGCGCGCTTCAGGCGTAACCTTACCCTCTTCAATATAAGGCAACATCCTCTCAGGCCGTGTCTCAGGCATAACAGGAGGCTGGCCTTCTGTTGAAGGGATAACACGCTCCTCCTCTTTCTGCTGCGTCGGCTTAACAGCAACCTTAGGCAACGTCTTCGGTCCGCCGCCCCGAAGCATCGTGTTCGACATAATCCGGCGAGCGTCTTCAGGAGTCGCCTTGCCGAACTTGTACTTCATGAACGACACAAAGTCGCTGCGCCATGAGTCATCGGTCTTATCCATAAACCGACGCACGACATCTTCCCCGACGCCTTGAACAAAGGCTTCTTCATCTACTCCAGCAGCCTTGAGCAACCTACGCATCTCGGCTTGCTCACCCTTCTTACCATGCTGGAGAACATCCAAGATCATTCCGTGCGTCAGTTCGTGCGGCGCAGTGTCAGTGTACGCCTGTTCGTCAACGGTGATATTCCGTTTGCCATCAGCGCCACGAGTTCCTTCCGTAACACCCGCGACAGATTGTCCTTGATCGCCAGTAGGACGACCAAGGTTCATGCGCGTGCGATAGTTCTCGCCTGCGTTGTTCTGCCACCAATCGAAGAATGGCTTCGTCATCCGAATACCAAGTTCTTGATCGAGCGCGCCCGGTGTTCCAGGTTCGGCAATAACGGGAGGCTTAGGCTGCGGCTTAGGCGGCTGAGGATCAAGCGTCACCTCAACGTCAGGCTCAACCGCTTGCGAGCGAAGGAAGCGTGACTCAAGCGTGTCAAGATTAGGAGGCAAGACAAAGTCTTGCGCAGGCAAAGGTTGTTCGTTGCCGATGCCTTGTTCAGCCTCAATCTGCGCGCGCTTGGCCGCAGCTTCTTGGTTAGCCTTGAGTGCAGCAAGTTGTTCTGCCAACTTAGCATCAACCTTCTGTTGCTTAGCAAAAGCCTTCAACAGTTCAGGATTAACTTCGGCAGGCTTCTCGACGGCAGGTTCGCCGGGCTGCACGCGAAGCTCGGCAGGATTGACGACATCACGCAACCCCATGTCAGGCACATGAGGCGAGAACACTCCACGAGTCATCTTGCCTGCGAGCCACGTTGGATTCGAGAACACAGCACCAATAGCTGCATTCTTAGCAATCTCGCCAGCATCACCGCCTTGAACCAACGTAGACGCGCCCTCGATAGTGCCGCCCATTGCCATGTTCATGAGCGCGCCTGATTGCGCCGGACGCATATTGGCGAACTTAGGCAACGTAGTCAGTGCACGCACGCCACGAATGGCGTCACGAGTCTGCGACAAGCTAGGCCGCATGAATGCAGCTTGTGCAGCAAGATCACCGACCTGTGTGGCTACAGGATTGCGCACCTGACGAGCTTCTTGAGCAAGCAAGACGTCGGCAGGGTACAAAGCCTGTTGAAGTTTCTCACCAAGCGTCGAGCCTGCAGCCGCGCCTGCGAAACCACCCGCAATACCTGTAGCTACTGCGCCAGGACCAGAAGGTGCGCCAAGCATGCCAGCGCCAGCAGTACCTAGCGCAGCGCCACCAATACCAGCAGCGGTTCGAGGAAGATTCAGCAATGCGGTTTTAACACCTGCCATTGCGGAGGTATCCTTAGGCATTTCGATGACGTTACCGTCATCGTCGAGCCAGTATTTATCTGGATCTGCACCGACTTGTTGTAGAATCTCCAGTTTCTGTTGTGCTGTGATAGGCATATTATTCGGCAGTAGGAATTGGGTTAACGAGACCACGCTTCATCAGTTCGCGAGCTTTCTTCTCAGCTTCAATGCGCTTAAGATACGAAATAACGGGATCAACCGTGTTAGACTTAATGGTGCCAAGTGCTTGACCCTGCAATGTGTTACCAGCAGCAGTTGTGGCAGAGTCGATAAGATCTGAACCAATAGTCTTCAAGCCACCAAACACTGTAGGAGGCTGTTGCAGTTGATCAACTGTGTTCTGCTCAGCCTTCGCCGCAGCTAGCTTTCGCGTAATCTCACTCGCAGCCGCCGGATCGAATCCACCACCACCCGTTTGTCCTGTGAACAGTTGCAATTTGCCATTTTCATCCGGTACATACGCCTGTCCGTTCAAGTACACACTACCTTCTGGCAAGATAACCTTATCTGGCGTAAGTCGCTGACTAAGCATAGCACGCAAGCCCGCAGATTCTGAAGTAAGATCCTGTCCGCGCATCGTAACATCGCGATCAAGAGCAGACTGACGTGCGCGGAACGACTGATCCTGAGATTTACCGATCAAATCATTAACTGCACGCATACCCTCAAGCCCAAGATTGTTCTGATCTTGTAGGCGCAAGCGCTGTAGCGCAGTTTGATCAGCGTTAGTTTGACGAGCACTATCAGCTTCAATCTGCGCTCTCACACGCTCCATTGCATATTGATGCTCCTTGTCCAGCAAGCCCATCCTACTCTGAGCCTGTTGGTCGATAATCCACTTCTGCAAACGAAGCTGCTCTTGCACGCCCGCGCGCGCTGCATTACGCTCGTTGGAGTCATCGCCCAACATGCGCCGGAAGAATCCGCCAACGCCAGTAGTTGGCTTCTCAAGCTGCACAGGAGCAAGTGGATCTTGCGCAAGTCGCGCAGCAGCTTCCTGATCAACACGAGGCTTAAAGAATGGCCCAATCTTGATCTGCTCGCGGTTGGGATTGCCGAGCGCAAGTGCAGGTGTTCCGGGGCCGCCAGAGAACGTCCCACCTGTAGGATCGCCTTGATTGAGATTGCCACCGCTCGGTAGTGGACCTTGCGGCGCATCAATAGGAATGGCGCCACTGAGACCACCTAGGCCGCCAAGACCAAGCAGTGCGCTAAGAATGCCTCCGCCCTTCTTGCCTCCAGAGCTTGCCTTTGGCGAACGGATAGCTCGAAGCCTATCCATGAATTGTTGTTCAGACAGTGTCATAAATGAAATCCTCAGATGCGCTAACTACAGTATCCTTATGTTCTTGGTACGAAACGAAAAGAAGTGCCCGAGGCGCATACAACCAGTGTACGACACCCGCAGGCACTTCATGAACTCTAAAGAGTTCCCAACTACCAGACTGCTGTCCCCTACCTATCTCAGCCCCTGCGCCGAACAGAAGCACAAACCAGCTAAAGAAGCCATGAACGTGCTTCGGCACGACCGTGCGCGCTGGAAGGTACCAAAACTCAACGGATCGCCGACCGAAGCCTAGTTGTAGACCTCGGCAGGTTCGCCATCGAGTGAGCCTAGCAGTTGGAAAAAGCCTAGCCATGCAATCTTAAACGGTTCATAGATCCAACCATGCTTGTTGACTCCAGCAAGCCACGCAGCATGCTTAGTCAAAGGATCAACCATGAGAAGGTCAACAAGGAACCGGATAGTCCTATGCTTCTGCATAAGAGGTACCATGTGCTTAGAGAACAGTCTGTAACCCTCTCGGCGCGCAGGCGTATAATGCGCATCACGAGACGCACGCACATACCAAGGAATGCCATTCGGGAATTTATCCTTGGTGAACTCACGGAAGGTCCAGCAGCATGGAGACATAGCTCCGAGACCGCCAGCAACTTGGCCGAACTTATCGAACGCATCCTTCTTCGTAGCTTGATTCTGTTGATTGTTGCCTGCGAACGTGCCTGTCTGCTGCATCAACTGCGAGCCAAGCTGCATAGTGTTGCCACCAACCTGCTGAACGCCGCCAAACTGGCCAAGACCAACATTAGGCGTTGACGGACGACCAGTAGTAAGCTGAAGCGCATCAACTCCAGTGCGGAATGCAGGCATTGCACCGGCCGCAGCCTGCACTGATTGCCCAATAGCAGCCTGCTTTTGTGCTTTGCGTGCTTGCCCAGCGCTACCCATATTCATAGCAGCCTCAACAGTTGAGTTCTGCGTGGCGTCGAGATTGCCGCGTGACGCATTATCTCGTGCCAGTTGGCGCGTAACCTCTTCTCGCTCGGCGCCCGACAATCCGCCATTAGGATCATCGAGCGAACCGAACAGTTTAGTAAGCGCATCGCCAGCTTGTCCGCGAGATTTGTAAAACTCTGGATCAAGGATCTGCTGAATCGCGAGGGTATTCGCGGCTAGCTCTTTGCCCGGTCCGGCCATCAACGCAGCATCAGAGGCGGCTTGACCCATGGCCTGTTGGCTGGCCTGATCAATGCCTAGTTGCGTGAACTGTGGAAGATACTTGCTCGCAACGTCATAGCTCAACTGCGCCTGCTGAGGCGCAAGTTGCTGTTGCGCTTGCAACTGGGCAAGCTCCATGGGCAGAATGTTCTCACCCGTTACGCGAGTAAGTTCAGGCATGTACTGTGTCCATGCCTTCATCATGTCTGCCGTGGTTTCCTGACTGTTTTGGTATGTAGGTCCGCCGCCCATATTAGTTGTAGAGTGGAATTTTAGTGTTCTTACGTTGAACAGTACGTCCATTGCGGAAGTACCTTAAATCACAGAAAGGGAACATCTGACGCCACATCGTTAACATGTGGTATAGGAAAGCTTTATCACCGATGATGCCAACTAGGAAAACTACTTGGTCTTTAGGGAGTACATTCCACGTGGCTAGATGTACCATCTCATCCGTATCACCTGAGAAGACCAAATAGATTTGTCCAGTCTCAATCGAGAAGCGTATATGGTTTTCCAGCTTAAGATCGTCTACGTGCGTGTATGCTTTCTTGTCCGCTTTACGGATGAAACGCACACACGCACTGACTTTGTCCTCAAGTGATAAACTTATCCAAGACGGTTCCTGAAGAGCCGATGAATTCCCAGATGCATCGAACGGGCCCGGCGTTGACTCTGAGGTAGCCATAGTCAATGATTTGTTTCTTAGATCCTTCTGCAAGTGTCGTACTAAGACTATGCAGAGGTGCTCCACCGGTACCTACAATAAAGATTGGCAGATACTTATTCAACCGCTCGTACAAGTGCGCATGGCCGCAGACGAGCGCAGAGGCGCCAGCTTTAGCAATCGCCTCCGCAAGTGGTTGGAAAGTAGTAATTCCAGGATAGTACGTAGCGGAAGACGTGTAAGGCGGATGATGCCATACGACGATCTTGTTGCGTGCAGTCGACGCAGCTAGATCGTCGAGTAGCGTTTGTGCTTGCGTAGAGAGAAGCAACGAAGCTCCGTCACTATTGTTCGGATCGGTCTGGGTTCCGGCAGTATTGAGTCCAGAGTTAAAGAGGAATACTTCAGTATGCGCGCCGAATTGTACTTTCGAGTAGCGCTCGGGCGTTTGGCGGACATATTGGAAGAAGTGCGTGCCGTCGCCAGTGTCGAGGTCATGATTGCCCGGCACAGCGTACAACTTGTTGGCCAGCTTCTCTACATTCCAGTATGCCTTGAAGTTAGCGTTTACTTCTGCCTCAGTGCCCGAATCGTATGCATGATCACCAGCGCCAATGAAGGCTGTCACAGATGACTCACCGCGCATGCGAATGTTGTTTGCAGTGCGGTTAGCGTTAATCTGCCCATCGTCAGAGAAGAAGATGAACTTATACTCAGGAGTCAATGTTTGTACAGCAGGAACAGCCGTGTTTTGTGTACCATTCGTGACCTCTTCGTCAATAGTCACAGAAGACAGCTTAGCATCACCAGTCCAACGGACAACTACGGTGTTCTTGTACGCGCGAACAGGCTCAACGATCTTAAGCTCCAGAGAACGTGTATCTGGAACAATGACTCCGGGCGTAATAGGCCGTGCGGAAGGATCTTCCTGTGCCGAAGTTACAGGAAGCTCTTCGGTATTTGTATGCACGAGAGCGCGATCGGCGTAAACGTCGATAGATCCGTAGCCAGCTTGCGTTCCCAACAGAAATGCTGCGCCGAAATTGCGCAACGCCATCACAGATCCGCCATCAACAGAAGACAAATCTTGGAATGTGATCTGGCCCTCGCCGTATGCACCAGCGAAGGCCTCGAAGATCTTGTTCGCATCTGTGCGGAAATACAAACGAGACTGAGAGACTGTATTTACCACTGCAAACTCAAGAATCTTTGAAACCTCAGGCCAGATATCCAGTGCGACGAATACGCCTAGCGTCTGATCCCACCAAACGATGCCTGGGCCAAACTTAGTTTGAACAGCAAAACCTGTATAATTGTCGAACTGACAGGTCGCACCGGTGGTTTGCAGCGCAACAGTGGTAAGATTCTGAATCTGCCGATTGAGTGGCGAATTCTTGCCTTGCCATTTAAGCTGCTGAACTGAGTTATAGCTGCGAATACCGCCGGGGTAAACGATGACAGTATCACCATTGATATCAGTGATTGCTTCTGGGCCGAAAGCTCCGACATCAAACAACGGTTGGCGATTGAACGTAGGCTCACCAGCGATTAGCCTCGTGAAATCTGGGATCACCTGAGTAGCTGAACGAATAGAGCAGGCAATGAAAGCTCCATCGGCGCCCGGGACAGCGCTAATAGCAGTAAGTTCGTCATAGCCGACGTGGAAACGCAAAGCAGGCGCGCCGAATGCAAGCTCGTCCGCACCAGCCTTATCGCCAGCGTCGTTAACAAGGAGAACGAAATCCAAAGGTCGCCCAGACACTGACTGAGCAATCTGCGTATAACGACCGTCAGCATCCTTAATGACTACGTACAACTTAGAGCCAATAAATTTAGGCAAAATGCAAATAGGCACGTATTCACGATCATCAGTAGTCCACTGAGACCAAGACTTGGTGACACGTGTAGAAGCGTCAGGGAAGATGATAATTGGCTGTGTTTCACCATCGGTGCAGAATAGACAAGCGCGAGATGACCCGACGGGACTAGACAAATCAAGGGTTGCGGAAGATGTCTTACGCTTGAAGTTTACAGACGAACCTGGCAATGCTTCAAGATATACACGAGTTGCAGTTGCGCTAAGTGATGCGCCTGTAATAGCAGTCCAGAAAGTCTGCGTAACCTTGCGATAGTATGGCGTACCGCTCACGAAGCACAAGATGTTGTCATCAAAAGCGGCTAGGCATTGCAGCGTTCCGGTAGGCGGCGCAATGTCAACAGGCCTACGAACAGGCTCGACAACGTTATTGCGTACGCGTCCGTTGGTAAGCAACTGATACGTGTTAGCGAAGTCAGACTTCTCAGGAGAATACTGAGTCTGAATACCGCCTAGGAAGTTATTCTTTACCATGAGAATGGAAGGCTAAGATCACGCGTTGCAAACGGATTATGATGGCGCACGGCTGCTTGATCGCCAGGCAAAGGCGCCAACGACATAGTGGCAGTAGTTTGTTCCGACAAGTTATTCAAGACATCGGCCGCCAATTGGTTTGCTTTTTGCTCGGCGAGAATCGCCTGCTGCGCCGATAGTTCGTCCTTCGCCATCGAGTAGGCATAAGCACGAGCTTTCCATAGAATCGCACTCTCAAGTGCCGGCGTACAAAATTCGTCTTCATCATTGTAAACTGGTACGAAAGTTCGCTTGTAGAGAACTTCGATTTGATTGTCTGAATTGGTGTACGCGCCAGATGAGTAGTCGTTCGTCATCAAGATGATATGACGAACACTGGATAGTGTTGACGGGACTGTGCACAGCAACGTGTTAGAGCCGTCACGCACAGTAAGGTCGCACGTAAGGATCTCCGACTTAGAGATAGACTGCACACCGATCGGATCATCCTTGGCGAACTGGTTGGTAGTAGTCTTAGTCAAATCACCTGGAAGGAAAGTAAGAGTCTCAGTAACCGACGCCGCTGCCGGAGTTTGTCCAGACACCGTCACATTGAACGGTATAGTTTGAGCAATAGCTAGCGACACAGTCAACTGAGACTCCAAAGCTAGAGGTGTATGCAATGCTCGTTGAGCAGTAAAGCGAATGGATTTATAGGGCTGCATCCAACGAGCACTATGATAACGAGGTGCAAAGTTCTCGACTGTATGTTGAGTGCGCGTTTGAGGGCGCCGAATCATACGTACTTGCTCGACATACCAAGGAAGAGAAATCTGTTGTTCAGATTCATCAATAGTGAATGTCTGTTCCCAGAGTGCACCCGGAAGGTCACATGTCGAGTAGAACTCATGATACGCCCGGTTGATGTAACGAAGCAGCTGAGCCCTATTAACGGCTGAGGTAGCCGGAAGGGATGTTGCTTCTGACAACTCAGAAAGGATGTTGCGCAACATATTAACGGGTGATTGCTAGGTGAAAGATTGTTGGGTGGATGAAGTTTGTTACGTTGTAACGAATCACAACTTGCGTAGTGGTCTTAGATTCAATCCACGCAGTAGACGGAACACTGCTAGGTGCTAGTGGCACAGCGCACTCAACAGAAAGAAGAGCACGATAGTTAGCATCAACTTGTGCAGTTGTCAACGTAACAACAACCTCATCTTGGTATAAAGCAACATTATTCCAAGCAACACTAGCTACACCTGTCCCATTTACCAAAGTAGCAGCAGAACCTGTACAGCTAATGCTAGCATGCGCATCGAGAAGTCCAGGAATAGACCCAGCTGTAGCCGGTGATATAGCCTTGGACGTCTCCGTTCCTGATGCAACTTCAGACGCTGATGCAAAAGTAGTTCCAGTAGGCGATGGAATAGTAAGCGTTTCAGCTTGAACAGATCCATCGGTTTGAATCCGCAACCACTTGCCAGCGTCACCAACAGTCTTGGAAATCTTAGTGAGTGGTACAGTGTAGTCAGCGATGCCGGCAAGAACAGCAGTCCACGTAATCGCAGTGCCTCCTGCATTTACCATCGGAACCTGCAACGCAGAACCTCTGGCAAGTGAGTCTACTGGAAACTCGTTAGCTCCAAACAAGCCAATGATTGTAGCAGAATCAAATAGCGTCCAAGACTTAGAGCCTGCGGAACGAGTCAGAACATACGAACCCGCTGAGGTTCCGTCAAGCTTGGAGATTGGTATAGCATTAGCTGCAAATGCATCAGCAGCCGCAATATATTCGAACGCTGACTCACCAAGATTGACTCGAATCAACTTGAGCGACTGGCCTGCATCAGGCTTGAGCTTAGAAACTTCAAGCGTAGCCGACGCCACCATTGAACCAACGATGGTACCAGCGCCCGGCTTAGCTACGGATAGAGCCCATGTAGTGCCGTTCCAACGGAAGATTTCTCCTGTGGTCGGCTTAAGCCACAGGCAACGCTTGTGCCACTCATACCATCCAGTCGGATAACCAGAAGGTTCTCCGGAAGTAGTTGGCGTGGTATCTGAATAGATTACCAGTCCTCGATAAGAGGTAGTGGTAGCTAGTTCGATGGCTTGTTCAATTAGTGCCGCGTTAGCCCCAAAAGTTGGGGTAAGATCAGCACCTCCAATAAAAACTTGTTCTTCGGCGGTAGGCATATTAAGCAGCGCATTGAGCTAACATTGAAGAAAGAGAACCATAAGCAAACGATGGCACACAAACAGACGGAATGATATCAGTACCGTCATGATCGCATGGAAAAACTGGATCTTCCAAGATACCCAAAACTAGACGCCACTCGGAAGACAACACAGCGGGATTAGCAGAGGCTGTCCATATCTCTATAACAGCGCCTGCTGGAATAGTCTCACCTATATAAGTAGGGACAGCTAAGCGTTCGCCAACACCTGACCACAGCTTGTACCTGAATGTTACGCCATTTACCACCCAGCGGACTACAGCTACAAACGAAGACGAAGGACGCGTGAATGGGTAGCGTATAGACCAACGTGAAGTAATAGGGATGGAATATACAGCAACAATCTGTGACGCCCCAGCACCCGCTGGATATGTATACGAAAAAGCAGGAATGACTAATTCCTGATTCTTCTTGGCAGCACCACAAGCTTTTCTGTAGAGGCGATCAGCTTGTAGCGTAGCTTTATGGAAATTTAATCCGTATCCACTAGACATAACGCTTAACTATATCCCGAAGTCGTTGCGCAAAGCGTGCTTCCGTAAACTCATGTGATGCACGAGCAGAAGCGATAGATTTTTCAGCTAGCAGAAGTTGATCGGAATATGCTTCTTGCATAGCTCGAATCGTACCTGACTTTATTGGGCAGGCTACCTTACCAGTCGATTGATAAATCTCAGAAGGAGCTGTAACCAATTTAAATGGAAGATGCCAGGAAGTAGACGCTGTGGTGAAATCAGCAGGACCTCCAAATGGGATAATAATAGAAGGTCGTCCAGCGGCCATCAATTCACAAGCAGGCAAATTCCAACCTTCCGCACCAGACAGGAAAATACCACAATGATGTTCGTGAAGCAACGCATGATATTGTGCGCGCTCGTAGTCATCATAGATTATATTGATACGCTTGTCGTATGTATAACGTTTTTTGCAGTGTTGCGATTGCTTTATGGTCAATTGCACATCCGCCTGCGTAGGAAAGGCTTGTGTAAACCATTTAAGCAATTCATCGATACCTTTACGGGAGGGCGTTCCGTTATCGCGAGCGATGCAGATGAACTTAAATGGTCTAATTGGCGGCAGATGAGCGTAGGGTGCATCAGCAAATAAATGACACACCTCAATAGGCATCTTAGTATATTGCCGGAAAATAGCCTTGCAAGACTGCGAAGGGACAATCAACACCTTTGAACGTTTCCATGCCGTGTGCGTGACAGGCAACTCTGTGGATTCCCACATAGTAAACCTAATTGGAGAACCAGCAGGATCACAAGGATCTGCTACAGCCAATGTAGAACCTTGCCTAACTTGCGTCAGCTTAGATGACAAGGCCCTAGCGCAAGCAATAGCTAGTCTGCCATAGCCAGAAGCTGTGCAAACATCTCCAGTGTAGATTGTCATGAGTTACTTGGATTTCGGAGGAGCCGCTTCGCGGCGGCATTTAGAGCAATGAAGGTCCCGGCGCGACGGGCGCAGGGCCGCGCCGCCCCTTCGGGTCGTCGCAGGCCCAAGGCGAAGGGAGAGCGGCGGGCGTCCCGAGTCCTAGAGGCTCACTTGGTCTTGATGTTTTCGATCACCTTCTGCTGCGAGATGCCGAGCATTGCGTCGGTGTCGCTGTAGAATGGCGCCGCGAACACTGGATTGGTTGAGGTTGGAACTGTGAGGTATTGATTCCTCACAAGCCCCAAGCGAACTCCAGGCGAGAAGCTGCCGGAACCACCCGGCGTAACTTCGAACCCGAGGATAGTTGAGCGAACAAGAACTGCCTTGTCCGTGTTTGATTTGCAGCCAACAAGTGCGACGGCTGCCAGTATGATTGCTAGTGTTTTCATTATGCAAAGCGTTCTTGTGGCACGTCTTCAGGACGTTCACCATCGTCCGAGGTCCAGACGATGAACTTGTCTGCGCCCTCTGGAACCTTCAACCCCTCAAGGTCACGGATCAAAACCCAGTGAAGGCCGTCAGATTCAGTGATCGGATTACCTTCCTTGTCCTCGCCCACCTGTCGAACCCACGGGCCTATGACATAGATAGCGTAGGCGTGCGTCGCCAGAATGGTTTGCGCGTCACCCTTTTCGTCATTGCGCACAAACTTTCCGCCGACTCCGTTGGCCTCGGCGTGTTCAGCGGACTGAAAGCGCGACACCTCGCCCAGCTTGGTCTCTTTCGCGGAAGTCGCACCTCGGCCGAAAGTGACCGCTTGCTCCTTGGAGTCGAACCGCAGGAGATAATCTTTGATTTTCACGGCGTCGAGAGGGTTTGGAGTTGAGCGTCGGTCTTGATGCGGTTGTAGTATTGAGCTGATTGGATCCAACCACCCATGAAGTTGGATCCAAGCCTAGTTCCAATCAACATCTGTGTCACCGTTGGAACTGTTCCAGATGTGTCAGTATACACCGTGCCTCCGTTCAAGCAGAACGCGAAATCGTTTGCCTTGTATCGCATGGCGATTGCAAACGATGTAAGCGCCGCGGCTTGTGTTACGCCACCTAAAGTTGCTTGAATAGTTGAGCTTGCCGAAACTATTGCAGTCTCAGCCGCTCCACCAAACAAGATTATTCTATTTGTAGCCGCACCATCATCAACGCCAAGATACGACGGCGTGGCAGTGGGTTGCAGCGCTTGCTTGATTCCGCGGAACACAAGCGTTCCTTCCGGTGCGTTCCAGAACGACGTAAACGCAGAACCTGTGATCGAGCACACGTCGGCGGAGCGGACGACGGCGGAGGTGGTTGGGATGTACGAGGTAGCGAATGCGCCCGCTTCAAATTGTGCGCCCCAAACGAAGACGTCGGAGGTGGTTTTGCCGGTGTAGGTGGTGGCTGCGATCGTGTTTGTATTGTCTGTAAACCCAATGAACAAACCAACAGTTGATGAAGATGAAATGGCAGAAGCCGACATTGACACCCTCCACCACCCATTCGGAAATTGTGTTACAGTAGCCGTTTGACCTCCAGAAGATGCACCAACAGCTCCGGTTGATAGGTTGAACGCAACTCCCTTAGATCCAAATGCTGAAGCCAAAAAAAGCAACGAAACCCAGTCGGGGGCTGTTGCTCCAGTTCCCTTTTTAAGGAACACAGATGTTGTGTATGTTGTTCCGCTTGTTACAGGAACTGTTCCAGACCCGGTTATGTAATGCTGTGTATTCGATGTTGTTTCAGCAACAAGATCAGCAGTGGAGCTTCCGTCTGGAGCGGTAGTTTGATTTGCGGTTGCGGTTACGTTAGTCTTACTCCAAGAGGTTTGAGTCAAGTCCTCTGACCAAGTCGTCAGGTTCGTCCGCTGCTCCTCAATCGGCAACCCAAGGCACGCCAGCGTAGTCGGATTGTAGTCAATCCGAGCCTCGTTGATCGCGGCAGGCACGATCACGCCGGCCGAGTTTACGCGCCAAGCCGCCGAAGCCCGGGTGAACGTCGGCAAAGGGCCGCGCCGAGATACGTATGCTTGATCGCTGGCGAACTGAAGATCGAGGACGAGCGATGGATCATTAGCAGGACAATTACAAACCAACGGCCCTCCAATAATAAATGTAGTATTGAATCTTCCCATAATGTTAATTCTTCTTCTGGCCAAAGTACAAACCAATTGCCATGGTCGACAACGTATACAAAGGCTCTTTAACTTCTAGCCCCCACAAGTGCATAACGCATACCGTGAGTGTAAGCATCACGGCTAGCAACGCACGAATTGAAACATCGAAGTTAGCTAGTTTGAATGTTGACTCTTTGTCTAGATCTTTTACGTCATCTCCTATACTCATGATGGTTATGCTGGGGTGTTAAGTAGACGCCAACGAAGAGTTACGTGATCGTAGGCGAAGCGGGCTAGAGTGAGGTGCGGCCGTTGCCAAAATCGCAGGAGTCTGGAACAGAATGGAATTTGAACCACGCAATACAAGGTCAGATCCTTGCAACGTGATCGAATGGCCACCGCCTGAGCCATCCCAGCCGCGCATATCCGTAAGCGTGGTAATTCCTGCCGTATCGTCGAATGGCGTTCCTCCGCCACCACCGCCGCTGCCAGCCGACACGCTCTGCTCCAACGCAGCAAGTCTATTAAGAATGCGTTGGACTTCAGTAGTCACATGATAAAATGAGCCTAGATATTTCATGGATTCGAAAATTTTTCCAACACCTCTTGTGACTGCTTAAGCTGACACCTAGCGCTATCTATTACTGCTTTATTCTCATGCAGCGCTGATGTATTGTGGTCAACGCACTTGATAAGCTGCGCTAGCGATTCCTCACGTGCTCGCGATTGCTCTTTAAGATCTGCTCTTAAACCGGCAGACTCTTCACGGAAGGCCCTAACAGCCCAAGTGGCGGCAGCAATGCCGAGGATAATCAGAAACCAAAGCTGCACATTAGTCCCAGATGAACCAAGTTGCTGTGCAGCGGACATCGGGTCGTTCATGGCTTATTTGATTACATGCACATACCAATCACCAGCTAGTGTAATGGATCCAGAAGTCCTAAGATTCTGCACCCACACCAGCACAGCATTAGTATTATCAACAACACCAAATGCGCTGATTGGATCGCCCGCGTCAGATGGATAAGCAATCGCAATGGCATCACCCAGCGCTGCGCCGGTAACAGTAACCGAAATCTCTGCGACCGCGCCAGCAGCGATAGTATTTGTCGGATTGAATTTAACTTTAATCTTACCAGCCGGCAGCCTAGCCTCAGCATTGGCTAGCCTCGAAGTTAGCTGTTTAATTTTATCGAAGCAGTATTTCGGCGTCATAGATGCGATATGTTGACATTAAGAAACTAAAAGGAGGACATACAAAGTATGTCCTCGTGCTTAGTCGCTTACTGCCTAGGCAAGTAACTGGTCGTGTATGATCCGGTACCTAGGGCCTTAATCGTATACCCAAACGTATAGCCAAGGCTATCGGCAGGCTCTAGCACGACGCTAGAGTTAGCCGGAACGGATACAGTGTAAACGCGCTTCATCTCGTTAGTAGAAGCAGCCTGCAATGCAAGCACAGAAGCGCGAACCACGTTGGTAACGGTTTCAGTTCGGCCAAGCGCATTGGTGTAAGTCACCACCTCGTTCGTAGTATAGAACGTTCGCTTGTACCACGCCGGCTTGACGCGGTTCGTAGTGGATCCTGAATCAGAGTCGTAGACAATGAACGTATTCGCCGAGCCAGACGTGTCAGACAGCTGGAGATAGACCAACTGACCGGGATCGGACGAGATGACAGTGAGTCCGGCCGACAGGCTGCCGCTGGCAGAAGTTTGAGCATATGCAACAGCAGCGACGAACAGCGAAACAAACAGAGCGAAGAATTTCTTCATGTGATTGAATGATTAACAGTTAAGGTTGACTTACCAAGCCAGAGCTTCCGACGTCCCACGACGATAGAAGATAGGCAGCACATTGAACGGATTCACGGGCATCACGCCGTGGACAGTGGAGGCGATGAGCTTGATGTGCTCATCCCAGGTGTTAGCTTCGAGGTTACCAGAGGACTGCACGAGGAAGTTACGCGTGGCCTGAACTTGACCGTTCCAGTTGAGGGCGTTGTACTTGTTCAGTGACATACCCTTACCAGTGAACTCGGACGGCGGAGGACCAACGTCGATAGTCTCGATCGGGTTGTAGCCGATCAGGAATGCGACACCAACCGGAGCCTTGCGGTAGTCGGGATGGAAGCGGGTGATGTAGCCCTTGTCGCCGGAGTAGTTCGCATCGTTGTACTCCTGCTCGATCTGGATGTCGGGCAGCGTGCCGTCTTCCTTGTAGCGCAACGGAAGCGGATCGTGGCGGAACAGGATGTTGTCCGAGATGGTGCCCTTGAAACGCGAGTGGATAAGATCCTCGGCGAGAGGCTTAACGTTGTTGACCGTGGTATCGTAGGTAAGACGAGTCCACAGTTCGGAAGCGCCGATGAGGATGTACTTGCCCTTCGCGGCCTCGTTGTCCCGAGGATTGCCCTTCTTCCAGCCTTCCATCGGCGCGAGCCCGATGTCGTTGCCGGCCATGTCGCGGATAGCACAAATGGTGCGGAAGTCAAGCGTTCCGGTGCCGAGTTCCTGAATCCGAGCGGCGACCCAGTTCGCGTCCTTCACGTTCGCGGTCGGATCAGTAGGATCGCCGTAAGGCACGGACTCATCGTACGCGGTGTCAGTGGACGAACCGCGGCCGACATGGTACGCGTGGCGCGCGAGGTGTAGCAACTGATCGCGAATGAAGAAGTCATTCGAGACGGAGATTTGGTGAGCAATGTCACCAATCTGGAACATCACGTTCTTCCGGAAGTCACGGAAGTCGGGGATCCAGTTGATCTGCTGCGACATATACTTATGCCGCTTGATACGAGCTTGGTTCTGGAGCTCGCGATTCCGGTACGTGTTGATCTTCGCCTGAGACGTGATGTTGTTAGGACGATGAGTCTGCGACGTAACGGGAGAACGCTGAGGCATAACGCCGACGACAATGTCGCCGTTGTTCTGTTTCCAGCGCATGCTTCCGAACTGATTACCCCAGACGGAGGAGTATTCGTAAGCATTGAGTTCCTGAGCGGCCATCTGGACAGGCATACGCGTAAAAGCGTTTGCGTCCTGAATGGAATACGTGACATCGGTCGGCGGAGTGATACCAATAACTGTAGGCATGTGAAGTTTATCTTTGTCTCCGCCGGGGCAAAGATAAAGCCACCGACGGAAAGGTTACGGTTGAACTGACGAGGTTCACCGCAACGCTCACCATAGGTGGCTGTTGCAGACTTACGAGAGACTCGTAAGTTACTTACTCTGGGTACTTTATTGCAGAGAGCGTGCCAGGTTAATCTTCCAGTTCGAATGGAACTACTGTTTCGACGGCACCTTGGCCGGCAGGCAGAGGAGTCGGCGTAGGCTTAGGCTTACCGACGGCGAGTTGCTTCTCCAGTTCTGCGATACGTGCGGCAGTCGATGAGTGCAGCTTAGCAAACTCAACGTAGGCTTTAGCGAGCAACCTAGTCTGCGGCGAGTTACGCAAAGGCTCAGGTGTGATCTGATACGCGTAATCGTAGACAGCCTTGTCTTCGCCAGACAGCTTAGTCTCGTCGAAACCAGGGAAGAACTTATCCTCCAGTTGCTTCAACTGTTGACCAACGGTGGCTACTCCTTGTTTGTACCTGTGTTGGAACTGTTGAACAGCCTGTTTAGCCTGCTGTTGCAACTGGACATACTTATTCAGTTCGACCTGCAACAGTGAATTAGCTTTACCATTCACACGACCGTTAAGCTTAACAGTCTGCACTTGGCCTTGTTCGTTGAGGAACTGGAAGTCCTCACCTTCGGTAGCCTTAGCAAGCTGCTCAGCGTAGAAGTTGACAAGCTGATTCGAGTTGTCTTCCTGCGTCAAGAGTTGCGTGAACTCAGGCTGCAACATGTAGCCTTCAGGATGCTCGTAGAGATACGTAGGCTCCTTAGGGCGAGAGGAGACTTCCTTCTTAAGAGCATCGAATTCATCCTTGATCTTCTTAGACTCAACGAACCGCTCGCGCAAACGGTTGAATGCAGCGTTCGGCAACTTCTTCAACGCATCAACGTCTGCTGGGTCGAAGATGGAGTAGTCTCGCGTAGTCTGCGTGAATGCGAGAGGTTCCTTGGCCTCAGGTTCGGCGGGTGTTTCAACCTTGGTCTCGGGAGTTGCGTCAGTTTTGACCTCAGGAGTTTCTGGTGTCTCGGAGGTTTCTGCCTTAGTAGTATCACCGTCGTCGTCCAGCGTTTCGAAGTTCTCTGGATCCGGCGCACGGCGATCAGTCGGCGGCTTAGGTCCGGCTGGCACAACTCGTCCATGCTCATCGAGCGTGAACTTATTGTTCGCGGCGAGTTGAGGGTCGTTGTGGTTTACGTTCTTGGATTCTCGGGGGGCGCTCCGCGCAGCTAGGGAAGGATGATTCGAGGGCGCCGAGGGCTTCGGGCCGGACGGGTGGTTCGCCGGTGCCGCCGCTCCCGCGTCGTCCCCGGCGCCGGGCGAAGGAGCATCGAGGGCGGTCGAGGGTGCCGCGGTTGACCGCGCATTGGCTCGCGCCGAGCCAAGCATTGCTGCGAGCCCGCTGCCTTGAGTTTCGGCAGGCATTGGAATCCTAACGGTCGTCGGTGTTTGTGGAGATGCTACTGGCATATTTCAATCCTCTCAATGGTTTGTCGAAGTGTTGCTTGTCGTATCAATAGAATGCGAAGTTCACTATCAGCAGAAGTCGGGCTCAGTGCCGCGGACTCAGCCAACAGTGATACATCAGACAGCTCCTTGCGCAGGCTGTTGAGGAGGTGCTGCGTTTCCTCCCTGTTGACCCATGCCGCCCACGCGGCTTTGGACCTGTACGCTGAGTTGCTGGAGTTGTTGGGCGTGTGGTTGCCACTCTGGTCGAAGGTTTCCGGATTCATCTGTAACTGCTTGTTGTAGCATTCCTGCAAGTGAGGAGATAAGGTTTACGTCATTAGGTTGCTGCATCGCTTGGATGTAGCGTTCGGCTGTCGAAGGATAGCGTTCGCGCAAGTAGTCCGACATAAACGCTTGTGCGGCGCCTGTGTTCATCACAAGCTGCATGTCCTGCTGCATGGACATGATGCGCTCCTGGCGCTGGACGTAGTCAATGTCGCCGGCAGATTTAATGACATATTCAATCTCGAACAGTTCCGGTTGGATAGCGAGTTTAAGCTCACCCTTCTGGAACTGTGACTTGATGATATCGAATGCGCGAGAAACGATCAAGCGCATAGGAATCGACAAGAACAACACCTGAACAGAGTTGATCTGTGAGGACGCTTGATTCGCGGACTGTACTTCAGTGGCGGTCTTGCGCGAGTCTTGCCTGTTGTTGACTGCCCAGGCAATCTGATTGTTCGCAGCAGCGTTTCCTGTGTCAAGATGATCTAGTGCCTTGAACAGCGTAGGATCTGGATATGGCGCTGCCCACGGGCGCATCGCACGGTCCCAGACTTTGCCCGGACGAATCTCAGTATTGATCTGCTTGGCCGCGCCGGACGCAGGATACTTATCTTCCGCCGGAGACCATTGAGTCATCGACGCCGCGAAACATCCATTGATGCCAGCAGTCGTGAGCACCGACTGAGCATTCTGCGTCGACTCAGACTTCTCTGCGTGACCAAGCTGTTGAGAGATCTTCTTCTCCTCGGTGATAGAGGGAGAGAATGGAACGTATGGATACGTGTCTTCTGGGATGTCTACGTAAGTAGTTTGCGGCACAACGGTCATTGAGCCCGGTGGCACCACTTGCGTAGTCTGACGCAGACACTTACCGTTCATGAACGGAACTGGTTGCGACAGGTATTCCTGTACGTCCTTACTGTACCAGACAACGTGGACAATGCCTTCTAGCTTGTAGAAGCACTTATAAACCAAGACAAGCTGCGCAGAGACTGTGGCAGATTGTTGAGTCTCTACGTATGCTTTGAGCTTCTCAACCGCTGACGGATTATTGAACTCGCCGCGAGACACGTAGGTAGACAAGTCTACAGACGAGATGGAATATGCACGAGCGACAATCGGAGACTGCTCGATAGATTCTGCGTCGCGTGAGTAGAGCAACGAGTCAGAGCCTACATGGTTGACTGCTACTCGTCCAGGTTTAGACTTGTCGTAGACTACCTCTACGTAATCGCAACCATGCAGCAAGCCACCATCAATCCAACGGATGTAGTCAATTTCCCAGCCTGGATATTGAAGCAGGTTGGTAATTGCAAGCTCAAGCGGCGTAGCAGATTGACCGGGTTGGTCGACTGGCTCAAGGATAGCCATTCGCCGTGAACCTTTGATGTACTGTAGATACGTTGGAACTTCACGCGACACGTTGGTGTCAATGGTGCGGACGGCGACGAAAGTCTGTCCAGGCTGTAGGTCGCCCTTTGCCCTCATCGCATCAATGTCAATTAGATGTCGTCGCAGTTCTCGGTTGCGTGCGATACGCACTGAGTACTGTTCGTGAGACGTAACCAATCTGTTGAATTCAGATTGGAACTGAGTTGGATCTTGTAGATTCATTAGTATTCGGGATCGTAAGGAACCATGTTGTCTTGTGCGAAATCGGATTGCTCCTTCTCTTCAGAAGGCTGGCCATCGTCCTCTTCAGTTTTGATGGACACTAGATCGCTAACCACTTCCAGAACTTCATCGAGTTCGGACGCGTTAAGCTTCTCTAGCAGCGCTTTAAGTTCAGCATTCATCTGTAAGCAATGTTGTAGATGCCGTTGGAATAGGTCATCGTTTGCTGGGCGAACGGGTCGAAAGGTCTATCCTCTTTCTCGAACGCCTTCTCGTCGTACTCTTGCACGAAGCGAGCCATGCGTGCTTCTGCGGAGATATCTTCGGCGGGATGACCGGTAATGAAAGACTCAATGTCGTAGCCTGAATACGCAAGGACATAGGAGTCTGCACAATCTGGTGAGAAACCTAGACGACCTTTGGCTTTCTTCTTGTCCTCTAGTTGTAGTTTCTGCTTGTCGTTGGTAAAGTACTTACGAGTTGTAAGCTGTTTAAGCCACTTCGCGTGACAGGCGAACTCTTTAGGAGCAATGATAATTGCAAGCTCTACAAGACGCTTAATGCGAAAGTACATCTCTGCGCCGATGTTTGCATAAGAGTCTGTGTCGAACGGAGGAGCTTGGTTATTGATCATCCGCAGTGGATAGTTGTCCTCGGATACTCTGCGCAAGATGGGCGCGCCAATGCCGCCTGCGTCTCCAGACACATTCTCCGGCAACAGCGAGTAGGAGTTAATACCCAGCTTAAGCAGCGAGATAATCCAATGATGCAGAGTGTTCGGCGAGGTTGTGGAAGTCTCAGCGTGATGCAGGCAAGTATTGCCATGGACTATCCAGAACTCTGAAGGATCGCCGCCGAGACCGATGTCTAAGCCAGCGCGCACAGGGAGATTGTAGGATGCAGCCTTCGGCGGCAGATAGTCCAACAGCTCGCCAGGAATTACGACATCGTCTGCAGATTCCCAGAACTCAGCCATAATACCAGTGCGGTACGGGTATGAGTTCTCGCCATGCTTAAGCCGTGTCTGCTCGATATGTGCGCGGGAGATATTCGGACAATCGAAGGCGGTGACACGTCGGGTAAAGTTCTTACCGAGTGTCATTCGGTCAAACGTGGAGATTTCTACAGACTTGTAGAACTGTCCGGAACGCGCACCTGGTGACGACACTTGAAGCCAATGAGAGTAGCCAGTGAAACGGGAGAAGGCTTCGTAGAGTGTGTCTTTAGGAGACTTAGCTTCGTTGACGATGATGAACATCTTGTTGTCAGGCGACTCTGGGAATGGGTGTCGCCCTTCGACCTTACTCGGTTCGTCGGACACGAAACCGATAATCTCTGAACCTGTGTAGGTGCAACGCAGGTTGAGTTCGCGCATCTCGAAAATATCTTCGCCATGCGCCGCGTTGATTGCTTCTGCGAGAGAGTTAATAGCCGAACGGAATGTCTGCTCCTTTAGCTGCGTATGAGATTCGGAAGTAATGACGATCTTACAGCGAATGTATCGCATAGCTGCCCAGATGGCAACAGGTGCGATAAAGTAGGTATCCTTGCCTGAGCCGTTCGCCGCGACAAGGTTATATAGGTAAGGATCTTTCTGGGTAGGATCTTGCCATTCTGCGCGCGGCAAGTCTTCAAGATTGATGTCTCCGCCGATTCGGTAGAGTTCCTCTTGTTGCCACAAGTGAGGCTTGCGCGTAGGCGCATAGGTAGCAAGCAAGGCAAGCGGAGTCGCGAAGTTAAAAGCCCTTGGATTTGCTGGCCATGAATATTTCGATTTTGGGCCGGGGGCCGGGGCCGGGTTGGGCCCGGGCGGGGCGGGCCGGGGTCCAGACTGTTGGACTGTTGGCTCTGGATTGTTGGACTGTTGGATTAGATATGGGCTAATATCTACATCCGCAAACGCCGGATCTTCTGCGATTGATTTAGACAGCTTAATGTCAGCGGCTCGTTGGTTCAAAGCTGCGAGCGCTTCTGGTGTAAGTTTAGGCATCGATTGTGGAGGGTGTTACGTTAAGCTGTCTGCGAAGACGCATTGAGTCGGGAACGGCATGTTGCGCACATTCTAGAGTTGCGATCATTCTTGTGGTTAGTTCTGAATTGGCTTCTAGGTTTTTGTGCCTCGCATCGTTGCGACCTTTTAGTTCGTCGACCAAGAACTCGATAGCTCCTTGTCGCGTGCGCGCCGGCGCGGCCGGGTCGAATGCTATCTGTTTCGATATTGTTAGCAACGCCGGAATGTCTTCCAATGTTGGGGCCGCGAGGACCATTCGCACTTGTTGGACCGACACACCTAACGCTTGCGAGATGTCGTCGTAGGACAACGATGGGTCGGCAGCATGGATGTTTGCAATCTGCGTAAATAGGCCAGACATATGAAAGTGCTTAGCGATTGGGATGCCAGAGAAGGTAAGGTAGTAAAATTGCGAATCTTAAGATACAGAAATTGTAAAAAATTTATGAGAAGGTCTGGTTCCAAATCGCACTCCTCTTCTGGGGCTCCCCTTTAACGTTAACTGGATCGTTCACGTTAACGATTGCGTTAGTGGTAAAGTTAACGATAAAAGGCCAGTGTTTTTAAATGCGAATGGTTTGCAACAGAAAGACGACTAAGTTAGGTGGGATGATTGTCTAGTAAAGTAGGTGAGTAAGTAAGATGAGATTGTCTAGAGGTTAAGGAGAGAAGATATATAGTTGGTTATATATGTTGTTATATAGTTGGTTATATATAATTTTCTACTTATTCTATATAACATATAAAATAAATATATTACTTCTTTTTTATATATATTTAATATATTTTATTTTTCCCATTTTAGAGGCTAATAGTATATTAAGAAATTATCTATCCCTTCCTAAATAGCTATTATCTAAGCCTTCCTAAATACCTATTTCCCTTCCTAACCTATACTCTTCTACGGGATTTTCCCTAGTCATCTAGAGTGTTAGGGATTTTCCCTAGTCACCCTGTTTTGCCTAGGGGATTT